CTCGCTCACATACACGTTCCAGCCGGTCACCCCGCTGGCCGAGGCAGGCGAATCCACCACTAGTTTTGTTCCAGCGCCCAGCAGAATGCTGGCCTCCGCCGAAGGCGCCAGCACTCCCCCTGAGATGTTCGCCACCACCACCCACGCCGTGCGCACCGGCAGGTCGCCGCCGGTCACATACGAAAGCACCGGCGCGGCGGGAGTATTCGCGCTCTCCACCGTCGCCACCGCCGGCCCCACGCCCGGCCCCATCTGGCTCACCCGGTCCAGAAAGATTCCGTCGTAGTTGCGCGGCTGGTCCGTTCCCTGCAGCACGCCCGGCGTCGGCAGCAGCGGATAGCTGGCTACATTGTTTACGTTGCTCAGGCAGATGTACTCGCGCAGGTTCGCGCTCAGCCCCAGCGCCCGCGCGCCGTTCAAAATTCCGCTGTATATCGGGCTCAGCGGCCCCGTCGCCGCCAGCAGCCGGCTCCACAGACTGCCCAGCTTGTCCTGCGCCAGTAGGGTATTCAAGGCGCCCAGCAGGGCCGCCGTGAACCATTGCAGTTGTCCTGGGGTGGCGCTGAAGCTGATCTCGCCGGTCAGCCCCGGCCGGGGTCCGGCGCCAGCGATCGTGAAGTCCACATCCTGAGCCAGCCAGCTTGCGCCCTCGGGAAAGTCACGCGGATCGGCAAGCGTAAACAACCCCTCGAACCGGGTAACCGGAACCTGCCGCGCCGGCATGGCCAAGTTGAAGCGCCCCACCCCATGAACCCCCTAAAAACAGCCATTAGCTCCTAGCTTTTAGCTTCTAGCCGAACCAACCTAAGGTATCGCACTCGACCCGTATGGCTGGCGTTCGTACACCACATGCTGCATCCGCCGCACCTGCCGCTGCACCATCCCGTCAATCGAGCTCTGGTAGTTCGCCAGCAGGTCGTTCGCCCCGCCGCTCTGCACCCGCGCCGCGCAAAAATCGTAGGCCAGCCGGTAGGCCAGCGCCTGCACGCTGTCCCGGAAGGGCAGATACGTCGTCGGAAAATTGGCGGGCAGCGTGGTCGATGGATAATAGGCCACCGTTCCCAGATAGCGCAGCCGCATGTCGATCGCCTGTGTCGCCCCGTTCAGCGCAATCTGGTCCCCCTGCCACTCCCAGTCCCCCGGCGAGGGCCCCTGGTAAAACGAGGCCAGCCCATTCGCCGCCTCGTTCATCTCGCTAAAGGTCAAATTCGTCCCGCCGGCCCGGAACCACACCTTGATCGGCGCCAGCAGGTCGGGCGGCAACACGATGCCCGTATGCACCACCGACCCATCGTTAAAACCAGTGTAGGTCAGCGCCTGATACACCGCCGGATTCGGCGCGCCCACGCCCAGCGCGGAGTTGATGGGCGGCAGGCCCGTCAGCACCGTCTCCCGGATCATGGTGGGCACGGAGCGGTTCCACAGGTCGCGCTGCATCTGCGCAATCGAAGCGTTCAGCAGGGGCAAGGTCTCGGGCGCGGCATCGGTCAGCGTGATTCCGGCGCCCGCGGCCAGCGTGTCGTCCACGTAAACCCGAGCCAGGTTCATCACGTCCTCGATGCTCGGGTACACCTGCGCCGTCACGTTTCACTCCATGTCCCGCCGTAGCTCGTAGAACGAAGGCGGACCCTTTTACCCTCCGCCTTGCCCGTCCCCTGGATCCTCGGTCAGCAAGGAACCTTCCAACCCTGCGGCCCGCACCGCCGCAGTGTCGGCCATCGGCTCCTTCGGGCCGCGCTTTTTCTGACCCCTGACCCCTGACCCCTGACCACTGTCTTTCCACCACTCTCCCCGCTCCGCCACCGGCACGTCTTCCATCTTCTTCACGCCGGCCGCCACCGCGCGCCTCCAATCCAGCACGCACATCATGTTGGCGCTGTTCATGTGGTAGGCCAGACCCGGCCGCACCAACTCGCCGCAGTACGGGCACGGCGTGGGAGCGGTCTGGGTATAGTGCCAGTTCGCCTTGTAGGCAAAGTAGTCTGCCGCCAGGTGGTGCTCCGGCCCAATCTCGCGCCGGCGGTTGGCGCGGTCCAGCTCGTCGGCCGTCTTCAGGCACCAGCGGTAGTGCGTCTCCATCCGCGTCCGGCAGGCCCGCACTTCCTCCGGCTTCGGCGGCCGGCTCATACTCATAAACAGTCCGCGCCGCGTCAAATCGGTGGAAGCCGCCGCCCACTCCATCTCGCCGCCCGCGCCGATCTCGCCCCAGGCCCCGCTCGGGTTCAGCACCCCGCGGGTAAAGAACACGCCGTCCACGCCCACGCTGAAGGTGCGGTCCTCCATCCAGATCATCTCGTTCACCGGCGAAGGGAACGCTCCCACCAGCTTGTAATCCTCGTCCTCCGGGCAGGGCTCGAATACGATGATCGGGAAGCTCGGCGGCCGGTGTACTTCAAAGCGCCGGTTCACGATCGAGTAGACATACACCATGAAGTCCGGGCGGCGGTTCAGGTTGGCGTCGCGCGAATAGTCGGTCAGCATCACGCCGGCCGAGTTCGCCTCCTGCATCAGGCGCCGCTCTTCCGCGCGCCCGCGCTCCGTTTTCTCGCTGATTGTTGCATCGATTGCCATGTGCCTCCGCCTCTCGAAAGCAGCTCCCGGCCTCTGGCTTCTAGCCTTCAGCCTTGAGCTGCCTGATTGCCGGGCCCCGCGGCATCTGCCGCGCCCGACGGGTAATGGTTGCGAGATTTCTCTCTATCTGCTCCACCTTCCGTTCCACCACGGTCGGCAAAGCGCCTGCGCTTGCCCCAAAACTGGTCGGCCCCGTAAACTGCGGCATCGCGTCCTGCAGCACGTCGGCAATCTGGCTGCTCAGGGCCCCGTTCACCCGCTGCCGCTCCCGTTCCAGTTGCGCGTGCCGGATCCGCGCAAAGTCCCGGCGATGCTTCTCCGCCTCGCCGGCCATCATCACCACCACGCGCTGGTTCAGGCCCACGGTATCCAGCATGGTGGGCACAAACAGGCCGCCATCCTGGGTGTAGAAAGCCTGCAGCAATGCGTAGCCGCCGCCGCTGCCGGGAGCCTCGCTGTCGTTGTCCACCCACCAGATCAGCGCCCAGCAGTCGCACGGGCAGGCAAATTTGTGCTCGGGAAAGTCCGGCATGGGGTCGCCGATCCAGTGCAGCCGGTAGCGCGGCTTGTCCTCCGCCACGCTGCCGAACCGCGCCAACTCCTTCTGGTAAAGCCCCGGAGCCTCCACCACGGCCCTCCTCTCGTAAAAACAGCCATTAGCCATTAGCTATTAGCTTCTAGCCAGAAGCCCCGGTTCCAACTTCGGAGCTAAAAGCTAGAAGCTAACAGCTAAAAGCTGTCTTTTAGATCGTCGGCTGCGCCGCGTCGTCCACCCGCACCGCCGCGCGCACGTTGCTGAACGCCAAGTTCAGCGCGCTCACGTAGGCAAACATGGTCGAGGTCAGATAGCCGCCGTTCACAATATCCGGCACGGGAGCGCTGGTGATGCCTCCGCCAAAGTCGTAGAGCTCAAGGGGCAGAAGCTCCCCGAGGTACGCGACATCGGCGGTAAACAGCTTCAACTCGCCCGGCGTGGCGTTCATGCCCACGAGCGCCGGCCGCCCGGCATACTGTTTCGGCCACTCGCGCTTCGCCACGTCCGGCGTCACGTCCCCGGCGTTGCGGCTGGTCTCGCTGTAAATGGAGTTCAGATACAGCTCGGCCATCTGCATCGCCTGGTCCGGCCCGCAGTACCACACCGCCTTCTTCACGGCCTGGTTCTGCGGCCCCAACGCCCGCAACAGCAGCGTCAGCGCGCGCAGCCCGGTGCTCAGCGTAATGCTGGCGCCACCCAGGTTGATCGCCGGGGTCGAAAGCCGTCCGCCAAAGTTCTGCCGCAGCAGTCCGCCGATCGAGCCGGTCGGCGAGTTCACCAGCCACGCATCCAGGCCCAGAATCGACGCGCCTACTCCGGCGCTCGATCCATTCACCACCAGGTAGTTGCCGGCCACCGGAGCCGCCGCGCTCCATCCGGCGGCGTTGGTTGTGATCGTCTGGGTCACGGGCTCGACGTAGGCGACGGTAAAGCTGCCGATCAGCGTCGGCGTCGAGCCTACGGCGCTGAAATACTGCACCGTCTGCTGGTCCTGGAACCGGAAGGCGTTGTTCAGGCCCACGATGGTGCACACGTTTCCGGTCGTACCCGTGATGGTCGCCGACGACGGGATCTGGTCCAATGTTCCGGTGCCGTCGCCCTGCAGCAGCGCCTCCAGGCCCTGCGTCGCCTGGGTAAAGGTGTTCTTCAGCTCCTGCGCCTGCACGTTGAAGAGGCCGCGCTTCGCGCCCTCGGTCGAAATGCGCGCCAGAAAGCTGATTTCGCAGGTCGAGTAGTAGAAGACCGGAGACAGCGCGAAGGCTGCCCATGTCGAGCCGGTGCCGCGTCCCAGCGAATCGGCATTGCCGGTTCCCTGCGAGATGGCTCCGCCCGCCTGCGCCCGGAAGGGCACGCGGAACGAAGGCCGGGGCACGCCGCCCGCAGCGGTCACATTGCTGATGGGGATGGTGGTTGCGTTGCTCTTCAGGTAGCCGTAGAGCGTTTCGTCATGCGGCACCAGATCGGGGATGCGCTTGGAGAACGCATCCAATTCAATTGCTTCTACGGCCGATTCCACGAGGGGACTCGCCATGACAATCTCCTGAACTTGGATTCAGGCACGCGGCCTTTGGCCGTGTGCGATTGTCCGTGCCCCTGCGTTGGGTAAGGCAACAGGTTGCCTTGGTCGTTGGCCGGATTGTCAGCCGCGAGGAGCCGTGTAGTTTAAGGGCGGTCCCGGCCCGCACATCCCGGTGGCTGTAAAACAGTGCCCGTCTTTCCGGGCTGCCATTCCCAGTCCTTATTATCGCGGAGGGAATTGCCACGTTTCAGCCCAACGCCCCGGTTTCCCGGTCGTACTGAAAGTCGATCAAACCTCACGGCGCGCCACTCCCGCTGAAACGGCGCTCGCAAGCACCCTACTCCTGAAATTTCCCACCTGTCAAGAGGGGGTGTGGAAAAGCAGCCTCTAGCCTCCAGCTTTTAGCTCCTAGCTAGAGGCTAGAAGCTAGCAGCTAGCGGCTGTCTTTGGAAACTCCTTCCACTCGCGCCCATCCAGCAGCGCCTCGGCGGCTTTCTTGCCGACACGGAGAAGGCCTTCGGTGGGCGTTTCTCCATTAGCATCAAGACGTTGCGCTGTATCTTCTGGCAGTTGGTCCCAGTCGCACCACTCGCCCCATTGCTTGAAGAAGAACGGCACGCCCGCAGCCACGCACTGGTCCCGCAGGCTCCGCGCCCAATCCGTGTGCATCGGCCGCGCGCCAGGGCCGCTCTCACCTCCGCAGATCACCCAATCGATGTGTTCGAGATTGACTTTTCCAAGATCGAAAATCAGCGGCTCAAAGGATACAAATCGCTTCGCTGCAGGAGTCTGCTGGAGCAAATCTAAGCGTTGGTGCTGATTGCCTTCGTCACTCACGCCCAGCCACAGGTTGCGCATCGGCCAGCCCACGTTGTGCCCGTCGCCCAGCACCCCATTGATGGCGTTGGCAATGGCGCACTCGGCATTCTCGCCAAACAGCGGAATATCGTCTTCATCCCGCAGTGTGCTCAAGGATTCAGCCCATTCCTCCGCCGAATAGAACTGTTGGAAAAACTCCAGCATCAACTCGGGGCGCTTTGTCAGAACCTGAAATCTGTGGCGGGGAGCCAGCGCGACCACAGCCAAAACCCTAGAAATCCAACCAGCCAAGCGGGCCTTCGGGTGGAACAAATCACTCATCGAGTTAACGAAGATATTGCGTGGCTTTTTCCAGTGGAACGGCGCATCCCAGGTGTCTCCGGACCCCTCTTTCAGATCCCCGCTCCACACCGCCGCGCCATTCACAATCTGCGTGAGGCCCGCGTAGTTCGGCTTACTCTCCAGTCGCCGCGCGAACCGCTCCGCATAACAATGCCGGCAACCCTCGCTCACCCGCGAACAGCCCATAAACGGATTCCACGTCGAATCCGTCCATTCAATCCCCGTCTTCGCCCCCATCAGTGCTCCCTTCGGTCGCAGCTTCCAGCTTCCAGCTTCTAGCTTTTAGCTCCTAGCTAGAGGCTAGAAGCTAGCAGCTAGCGGCTGTCTCTCAGTCCGCCCACTTCCTTGGGCTGTACTCCCGCATCCGCAGCGCCCGTTCGAAGGCATCCCGCAGCTTCTCCGGCGGCGCCGTCTCAAAGTTCTCGCCAATCCAGTACAGGATCGTGCGCGGCGCGCTCCGGTCCTGCGCCACCAGGGTAAAGGTCTCCTGCCCGCGCCGATGGGCGCGTAGAAAAACCTGCTCGTCTTCATTGAACTCGCCGCTCTCGGTCTCCCGATCCTCAGCGTCCACGCCCACCATGTCCTCTTCCATGCTGCCTCCTCTTTGTCAGGTTTCAGGTTTCAGGGATCGGTGCGCGACCGCCGCTAATGCAGGCCATCGGATCTGCATCTTCTGGCGCCGGAGTATTGACCGCCGCGCCATTTGTCCCCCGATAGCGGCCGCGCCCTCACCGTTTGCTCAGAGTTTGATCCCAAGGTATACCGCGAAACCCTCCACGGTCTCGTTGGCAGCCTCAAGGATACGAACCACACGCTCCAGCCGCTTGTTCAGGCCTGTGGGCACAGACGTTCCTTGCCCATTCCCGGACTCATCACAGACAATCTGGTCCGCAAGGGCGCTGATCTGGCATTGCAACACTTCCGCCAAGCTTTCCAGCCTCTCCATAAGGCTGGCTGTGTTTACTGCCTCGCACTGATCCGGCTCTGGCGGCAGCGTCCTGCTTGGTCCTGTTGCGGCTGGCCGTGTTGCGGCGTTGTTCCGTTGGCTGCGTCCCGTCACCAATTTTCCCTGCGCTTGTCTTTCCATGTTTGCCTCCGCGACCGCTCCGTCGCCGGTTGTGCTATTCTTACTGCAAAGGTCACCCCAGCCAAACCTCTTCGCAACGCAAATCCCGCCTGTTTCGTGCCTCATTGCAAATCGGTAATCCTATTTTCAGGTGACCGGAAAAGCCGGGAGGAATCCCGGCTTACTTCCACCGCACCAGCTTGCGCCCGTTCCCGTCCTTGATGTACCCCTGCTGCTTGATCATCGCGTCGATCATGTCCTGCCCCGGCGCAAAGTCCCCGTCCGCCGGCTTCCGGCTCACCAGCACCGCCGTCTTGTTCACCGTCTGCGTGCGATTCCCTGTTCCCTGTTCCCTGTTCCCTGTTCCCTGCCTCTGTGTTGTCCTGGTCCCTTGGTCCCTTGATCCCTTGGTCCCATGCCGTTCCCACACCGCCCGCGCGCTCGCCGCCAGCACGCCCGAGATGCCGCTCTGCGACTGTTTCAGGATCCGATCCGCCTTACCTGTCTTCTGCCATGCCTTCAGGTTGGTTTGGAAGCTCTGGTCCGCCGCCAACCTACGGTCCACCTCCGCCGCAATCAGGCTCACCATGTCCGCCTGCTTCGCCGCGTCCAGCTTCGTCGCGCCCAGCAGAGGCTTCAGCGCCTTCTCGATCTCCGTCTTGGCCCACGGCACAAGCTGGCTCTGCACCTGCGCCACCACGCCCGCATCTCCGCCGGCGCCTGCACCCGCGCCGCCGCCAGCCCCCACACCAGATCCGGCGGCAACTCTGCCGGTTCCGGCGGCGCCATCTGATCCCGCTCCGGCGCCCTGCCTCTCGGCGGCTTGCGATTTCACGGCGCCAAGCCAATTCGATGCCCCCTTGATTTCGGCGAACGCCTGCTCTATATAGAACTTCACGTGCTCAGCATCGGTCGCCTGATACGCTTTCTTCAGCAGGCCATCGGCATTCCGTATCCATTCCGGCATCGGACTGCTGTCGAGCGCCTGCGCAAGGTGTGGAATCAGCGTTTCGGCGTAAGCGTTAACATCCAGGGTACGCAGATTGTCGAGAGCCACCGGAACCAGCTTTTTCATGCCCTCCGGGCTCTCCGCAAACATGTCTTGTATCACCTGCGGGTCGCCCGTGTCCACCATCTTGTCGATCGATTCCACGCTGGTTTCCAGGTCCCGCAGCCGCCCAATCGACTCCGGGCCTCCCAGAATGTCGATCTGCTCCTTCAAGCTGCGCAGGTCCTTGATGTCGCCCAGCGCCGCATACTCCTGGTCGCGGTACCATGCTTTGCTTAGCGCGTCAATCAGCGGCTTCCGCTCCGGATCGTTCCGGCCCTCGCGCAAAAACTTCACCACCTCCGCGCGCGTCTTGTCCGCTCGCTGAGCAGCCTGCGCGGCCGCATCCCCGCCAGCGCCGGCGTCTCCCTGGTCTCCCTGATCGCCTTGGTCCCCAGCATCCCCTTGTTGATCGCCCTGGTCGCCTTGATCCCCAGCGTCCCCCTGGTCGCCCTGGTCGCCTTGATCCCCGCCGCCCAAATCGCCCAGCAAGCTCACATCCTGCTCGCTGCCCGCATCCACCACCATCGTCCCGTCGCCGTCCATTGGTACCTCCTTGTAACTTTTGTTACATTTGTAACTTTTGTTACATCTCAGTTTCTGAGCGTCGCTACCCGCTCGATTCCAACAATCACCGCACCGAAAATCCGTGTGCTCTCGCTCGTTTGCAGCAGATCCTCCGCCAGCAGCGAAGCCTCTGAAAATTCTTCGCCGCAACGGAAGAGAAAATCGTGTTTCGCTGTCCCCACCCTTAAATTCGCTTTCCAAAGCGTGCGCGGTTCCCTAATCGCCGACCCGCTTGTGGCCGCAGTCTTCTTAGCTCGCATTCTGGGCCTCCGTCCCCATTCCCTGTTTTTCCGGCGCCAACCCCATCTCCGCCGGGTGCCGTAGCGCCTCTTTCGCCCCGGTCCTGCGCCACGCTCTGCGGCGCGCCCGGCAGCTTGTACTCGTTCAGCAGCGCCGCCGCGGCCTCCGGCGGCAGGTCCTTGAAGTTCGCCGTCACCGTCACCGGCTTCATGGGCGGCGTCGGCGGCGGCACATTGGCCTTGTGCGCCAGCATGTGCAGCTTCACGTTCAGCCACCCCGCCCGCTCTTCAGGGCTGCCGCTCTTCATCGCCCGCCCCGCCGGCGAGTTCAGCCACCACAGGCAGGTCTGCATCTCCGTCGCGTGATCGTCACAATCCGCGTCCACCGGCAGCGAACTCACCATCGGCGGCATCGCCTGCGCCGCCCGCTTCGCCTGTTCCGCCGCAGCGGCTCCCTGCCGCGCCGCATTAGCCTGCTCCGGGGTCGCCGCGCCCTGCGCCATCCCCTGCGCCTGCGCGCCAAGCTGCTCAGCCGCTGCCAGCGCCTGCTGCTGCGCCGGGTTGGGCGCCGGCTCCGCCCGCATCAGGATCTCGATCTCGCCTACCTGCTTCTCCCATGCATCCGCCTGCGGCATCTCCAGCTCTTCAATCCCCGCCATGCGCACCGCCGTCCGCATGTTTAGCGGCGTCGCGCTCAGGAACTGCGCCACCAGCGGATTTCCGGCGTCCGTCAGCAGTGTCTGGTAGCGGCTCTGCTTTTGCACCCAGCTCTCGGGGAAGTTCGCACCGTTCTCCGGAAACTCCAGCACCTGGCCCTTCAATTCGCTGATCTCCAACCGCACCGCCGTGTCCCCGTCCATGCCGCAGATCGGCTCCGTGCGCATCCTTGCCGCCAGCCGCGCCGCCTGCGCAAAATAGCTGGCCGTTCCCACTTGCATGGCGTGCCACGGCGTCCCCAGCCGCCCCAGCGCCTGGTCTCTCTGGATCCCCACCGCCACCCCGCTCGAGGCGTCCGTGTTCGACGGCGCGCCAAACAAACTCGGCAATGCTCCGCTCACCAGTTGCGCCAGTCCGTTGATAAACTGCATGATCGCGTCCCACATCGCCGGATTCTGCTGCGGCGCCGGTTCCACCCAGACCGGTGTAATCCCTGTCGCGGCCTGATTCTGCAAACTGCTGGCATCATAGGGAATCATCGGCCCCGGCGTGCTGGCGGATTCCTTGATCTGATTAGGGTCGCCCAGCGCCACGTTGAACCATCGCGCAGGCACGCAGCGGATGAAGTAATCGTTCAAGAGGTCGATCCAGTTGTTCACCCGCTTCTGCACGCTCAACAGCTTCGAGCACAGGCTGGGCCGGTTCATGCCCGAGCCCGGAAAGGCCTGAATCAGCGTACAGTGGTCGTCGATCGACTCCTGCCGCGCAAAAATGAAGGCCTCGCCCGCAATCACCACTAGGCAGCCGTCCGGGAACTCGTTCAGCAGCTCCGCGCGCACGTTCAGGTCTTCCACTTCCATAAACATCGACGGCCGGAACCACGTCCTCTGCACCGTGCAGTCGCGCACCATGGAATCGCCCGTCACGTAGCTCGCTTCCAGAGCCAGCGCCACGTTGATCCGGGCAATCCGGTCCAGCTCGTTCTCGCCCGCGCCCGCCGATCCCGGCTTGATCTTGTCCGCCTTGTCCGGGAACATGCCCTTCACGTAGGCGAAGTCGTACTCTTTGCTCACCTGCACAAATGGGCAGTCGCTCAGCGTCATGGCGTTGATAGGGACCTTGTGTTCCAGCTTTCCGTAGACCTCGGCAATCTCGCGCCCGCGCGGCAGGCCCCGCGTCCGGCTGCGCGCCGGCTCGGGAGCGATGGCCGGAAAGGCAGTATGCGCCGCCCAGCTTCCATCGGGATTCGCCTCCACCGCCGCCACGCCGCCCGGCGGCACCTGCCCGCCTACTGGAATATCATCGCCCATCAGCAGCCGGAAGATCTCCGTGATCACCGAATCGTGCGTCACAATCGCCACCGGCGCATCGGGCGTTGCCGAATCGAGCAACTCTGTCAGCGCATCCTCGATCCGCGCCTTGAACTCGTTGAACGATTCTCCGCCCGGCATCGACGTGTCCGGCTCTTCCTCGTAGCGCTCGATCTCGCCCTGCGCCGCCTGCCCATCCTCGCCGGCCAGGTCGCCGATGTTCAGGCTGGCCAGCCGGTCGTCCATCTCCACCGGTGCGCCCGTGGCCTGCGCCACCGCCCGCGCCGTCTCCAGGCTGCGCTCCACCGGACTGCTCACGATCCGCGCCACGCGCCTCTGCTTCAGCCAGTCCGCCGCGCGATCCGCCTGCCGCTCGCCGCGCTCATCCAATGGGATTTCAAGTCGCCCCCGCGCCTTGCCGTCGGCATTCGCCTCCGTCTCGCCGTGCCGCACCAGCCAGATGGCCGGGTGCTCGCTCTCCGCCGAAGCGTTCTCGGGAACCACCGGCTCCTGCAACTTCTGCCGCCCAAACCGCTGCGCATCGAGTATGTGATCCACCACCACCAGCGCTCGCCCATCGTTTCTCAGGTAGTACACAAGCTGGTGCTGCAAGTCCAGCAGGTCATTGGCCCGCGCAAACAACCGGGAATACTTCGTCGCCGCCCGCGCCGCCGTAATGTCGCCATCGCTGGTGGGATCCTGCGGCTCAAAGCGCACCGCGGGAATGTCCCGCGTCAGCGCCGCTGTGATGATCTCTCCGTAGCTCGAATAAATATTGGTCTCGTAGCCGTACCACTTCCTGCTGTTCTGGTTCGAGCCGGCGCGGTTGTAGTTGGTTGCGAAGGGCGGCATCACCCAGCCGCCCCCCTTGCGTGGCAGTAGATACTGGTAACCATGGTCGTAGAGCCGTGCCTCCCAGCTCTGCTCCACCTCCCAGCGCCGCGCCGCCACGTCCTTGTTGCCCACCAGATCGCAGAGCCGCCGCAGTTGTTTTTCCGCATCCTCCGAGAGCTGCGCCGGTTCGTGCGGCGAGGCCCAGAACGGCGCCAGCTCGCCGGGATCGAACTGCGGCATCTTCGGCTCTTGCTCCTCCTCGTCCTGCGCCTGCCCCGTCCCGTCACCAGACGGAAACGGGCTCTGCGTGTAGCTCACTGCCTGGGTTGCCATGGTTCAAGCTCCTAGCTTCTAGCTTTTAGCTTTTAGCCCATCCCGGTAAGGTAAACTTCGCCGGGCTCTTCAACGCTGCCACCTTTTGCCACGCTCCCGGCCCTCAAGGCCCCATATTCGGCCACCAACATCACCAAACTCTGAAAACTCATCGAAAGCTGAGCCCCATCGCTCAGATCCGGGCCACCATCGGCGACTCGCCGAAGCAAAATGTACTCCTTCGCAGCTTTAAGCTGCTTCTCGGTTAGATCAGATCCTCGCAAAGCGCCCTACCTTTCCATTCCCTTACCAAAGCGTTCCACGTGAAACACTTTAGTACTCACCCGGCCACGTTTTTGGCCCAATTCGCTTTTTTGACCGTCGAAGCCTGGTACTCATCCTTGTTGGCCATGATCCTGCGCGCCGCCGCGCCGGTGCTCATGCCCATCCGGCGTGCGATTCGAGTAAAACTGCCCTCGGTACCTTTTTCCTTCATCCGCTCGGTCGAATTCTGGATCCATTTGCCCGCCATGTCGCTCCCTCCGGTCGCAGTTCACAGTTTTCAGTGAACAGTGGTCAGTAAAAAGCGCCTCCCCTAACTCCGCTAGCCCCGCTAGCTCCGCTAACCCCGCTTACTTCTGCCGAAACTCATTACAGCACCCTCCCGGCTCGACCCGCGCCATGCCGGCCTTATTCAAACTCAGCCCCGGCTCGCCGTTTTCCGCGTCCTCGATCACCTCGGAGTGGTCGCAGTGCCCGGTCCAGCTAAAATGCCCGCAGTTGGCGCAGGCAAATGGCCCGTTCTCCGGCCCCGCGTAGCCGCTCTTCTCCGTCCCGATGCTCTTTTCGGATGCGCTCATATTCCCTCACACGGCAACAATGTCCGCTGACGTCACTCCAGCGGGCAGTTCATCGATCTCACATTCAACCAAGTACTCGCCTCGTACAATCGAGAAGATCCTGGCTGTCCCGGAAAGTTTACCGGCATCCAGATCGGCCATGGAGTGCGCGAACCGCACTATATCGCCGATCTCAGGATTTTTAGAGCCCCTCAATAAGCTGACAACGGTTTTCGGCCTCTCCATCGGACCTACTTCCTGCTCGGAAACCTCAGCAGCAGCCCTGCCGGCAGCACCTCCGCCATGTCCGCGCGCCACCAGGCCTGTTCCCCAGCCTCATCCTGAATCATCACCATCGGCGCATCGCAAAATCCAACTGCCTGCCCCACTCCCTGCGTCGACCCGTCCGAGAAAGCCAACCGCACCTTCTTACCCAAACAATCCGCAGTCACCATCGCCGCCTCCGGGCTGATCCCTGTTCCCTGAAACCTGACACCTGAATCGCGGCTAAAAGCCGCGATCCCGCAGCCCCGGTTCCCTCAGCAGCCGCGCCCCCATCCGCGCAATCGGACCCATCTTCCAACCCTCCGGCTGCTCCACGTCCTCGGGCTTCTTCGCGCCCAGCCGCCCGCTGTAACCCCTCACGAAGCCCCGACCTCGCGGTACAGCATCGCCTGTCTCGCCCGGCGTATCCAGTTGCACCGCCTCCACCGCCCGCTCCTTCACCGGGCCGCCCTTCATCATGCGCTCGAACATAGTCCCTCCAAAAGCAGCTTTTAGCCGTTAGCTTATAGCTAATAGCTAAAGGCTAAGAGCTACGTGCTGTCTCCTCCACCTTCTCCCCGTCCTCTTCCCGAATCCGCTTCACTTCCTTCTCGCCCACCGGGTGTACCCTGGCCCGCGCGTGCGTTTGGATCGCCTCCGGCGGCGGCGGCACATACGTCTCCCGCGCCACGTCCATCGCCCGGTAGGCCTCCGGGTGTACGCTCGTGCTCTTCTCCCCGTCCGCGTGGATCATCGTCACCCGGTGACGCCCTCCACCCTCGTTGTCGATGATCACCCGCCGCGGCAGCCCGTGATCCTTCACGCCCTGCTCGTGATTCCGGCCCGTGGGAGCCTTCGATTCCGTGTCCAGCCAGTCCTGGTACTTGCGGAACTGTCCCCCGTGCTGGAAAACCTTTCCGTCCGTGGCTTTGTAGCTCATCAGTACAGCTCCTAGCTTCTAGCCTTTAGCCTCCAGCTAGGAGCTAGAAGCTAGCAGCTAGAGGCTGTCTTACGTCTGCGGCGCCCCTTCGACGCGCGACCAGTCCACATCCCGCGCCCACGCTGGCATCTGCGGCGGCAGCGTTCGATTCCTCTTGAGGGTTTCATTCTCTGCCTTGAGCGTGGAGTTCTCCAGCCCCCAAGTCTCACGCAGCTTCAGTTCGCCGGCCAGCCGCTCGATCTCCCGCGCGTCCTGCGCCCGCGCATCCTCCTGCTTCCGGTGGTGCTTCTCCAGTTCGTCGAGCTTCGCGCCAAGGCTGAGATTCACCGCTCGCTGATGTTTCAGCTCATCCTTCAACAGTTCCCAGGCTTCCCTGTCAACCCACATGCCGCATCTCCCCTGCTAAGAGCAGCTTCTAGCCGCTAACTTCTAGCAGCCGCCGTTCCGTTACGGTTTTTGTGCCAATTCCCGGAAAAATGCCATCAGTCCCTGCGAAAATTCACAGATTGCGTTGACCAACTTGATCTCATTGTTGATTTCCACGCCTTGCCTCCTTCTGTCGTTTTTTCCACTGCCGCGCGCTCACCGTCCGGTCGCGCTTCGGTTCATGCCGCCGCACCGTGCCGCTGCTCACTGCATAAGTCAGCGGATCGAGCAGGTGCATCACCTGCCGCACCACCCGTATCTTCCTTCGCCGCGCTCCCGGCACAAACCGCAAAGTCGGACCCATTGTACGCTCCTGCTTTCTTGTTCCCTCGTTCCCTTGTTCCCTCGGTCCCTGTCTTTCTCACAATTCCTTCATCCACACCGGCTTGTACTCCGGCACGATCACCCGCGTTGCCGCCTGCTGCCTTTGCCGCTGCGCCACCAGAAACCAGCGCTTGAACGGGTCCGGCTGCGCCGCTGCCATCTCGCGGGTCTTCTCTTCGTAGGTTTCCGGCCTGCCCGAAAGCATACCATACAGCCCGTGCCGGAACCCGTCCCAGCAGTCGTCCGCCTTCTGCGTGGTGTCGCTGTCCTCCCGCTTCACCACATCTTCCGGGTCCGCCTCGTCCCGCATCAGGCTCGGCAGCGCCCGGATCAGCTCCTCGCACTCGGCCAGAATCACAATCCCATGCCGGTTGAAAAGGTTGTAGGCCATCGACGCCGACGCCTTCCGGTCCCGCGTTCCCCGGCTCACCGCCGGCAGCCCCCGCTTCACCAAGAGCGCCGTGTACTCCTCGGCCGGCGAGTGCGCCTCCATCCGCAGCGCAAACTGCTCATGGCTGTACCAGATGGCTTCTATCTTCTCCTTCGCGCCCTTTTTCACGGGATTGTTGTCCCGGTCGTACCCCTCCCATCGGTTCACGCTCAACCGCGCCAGCTCGTCCGCCCACCAGGCCTGGTCCTTTCCTTTTTCCACGCGCTCCCGATAGACCACGATTTTTTCCCGCCACTCGCCGCCCAGCTTCGGCCGCACCTTGGCCCACGTAAACCAGAAACAGCTTCCGAAGTGCGCCCGCCCCGCGTCCTGCCCGCACCACTTCGCCTGCTTCGCGTCCCACCGGATCGCGCTGGGATCGGTCCTGAGATCCACCACGTGCACATCCGGGTCCCAGCAGTCGAAGTACTGCCCGCTCTGCGCGTCCATGTTGCCGTAGAGCA